TAACGTCTTTATATAATGACTGTGCAACTCTTTTGTTTTTACTAGGAACACCTTGTGCGAATGCTTCAAAGTCTCCATCTGAAGCAAGTGCTCTCATTTTACTTGCACTCATTCCTGATACATCATCTGCGTCAGGGTCACGTTCACCAGCAGATATAATTTGTATTGAATTAAATTTATAGAATCCGTGTCTTCCTTTCTGTCCGTTATACTTTTTGATAAGCATATCAAACTCTTTAACTCTATCAGAACCTACAACCATACGCACGTCTGTAAATCCTTTGTTGTGTAAGTCTACTACTATTTCAAATATAGTTCTTGCAGGTGTGTCAATAATACCAACTTTAAAAAACTTTTTAAGATAAGAAATCTTTTGTTTATAACTGAGTGGATTCTTTTTAGGGTCACTGGAATGTGAAGTATAAATTAAAGGCACGTATCCACCCTTAGAAGATTGTTCTAACTTACTGACCAGTTTTGCGTGACCAGTTGTTGGTGGATTGAAACGTCCGAAAGTAAAGGTAGCACCTTTTTCTTTTGCTTCATTGAAATTTCTAAACGTCTTCATTGAAACCTTCGTCCATAAATTGACCAAATGATACTGGTTTATAATCGTTATCAACTGGTGCGTTTGCTCTCCACTGCCAACAAGACCAATAGTTTGCTTTCCATTTTGGGCCTGGGTCTGTATCGCAGTTCATTCTAGAACGATATGCTTTTAATCGTTTAGGGTCGTCACGTTTGATTTCCATATTTGGGTCACCAAACTCAACTTTAACAATATTATCTTTGTCGTTTTTAACATATACTCTAAACTTCTTTTTACTACCTGTAGGAAGTCTGATTGGGTCATTTAATTTAACCTTTTTACCTTGGTATTCTGCTTCTTCTATAATTTGTTCGTAATTCATATCTTTATTTATCCCAATTCTTTTGTGCAGTAAAGTTATTATACGCAAACTCCATACGGTCTACAAGTTTGACTGCACCACCTTCTTTGTCAATTGCTACGTAACCTTCGGGGTTTACTACTTCAAAACCCTTTTCTGTTTTCTTAAATGTTCCTATTCCTTTGATTCTATTAAGAGCACTAATGATAATCATTTTACCTTGAACTAAATTTGCTTGAAAAGACGTGAGATTATCAATCATTTTTCTTATTCCGTTTAGTTCTTTAATTAAATCTTGACCAATCTCTCTTTTAATTTCTTTTGTTTTTTCTTGTTTTACTTTTGCAATTACCTTTTCTTCCCAGTATGTTCCAACATAATTTATGTATTCTTGTGCGTTAGGTTTAAATTTACCTGAACGTATAAGTGAATTAGTATATGTTTTATATGTTGCACCAGCAGCTCCTTTTGCATTCATAGTATCCATAACTTTTTGAAACTTAACTAGGTCTCCTTTCTTAATACCATGAAAGTTTTTTCCTGTTTCTTGTAAAACTTTTGATAGACCCATTGCTTCTTTAGCAGTCATTGAACCTGTTCCACTAACGTCTTTATATGTTGCGTCATCTATCCAACAGTCACCTTGTTTCAAACCATTTATATTTGCACCAAAAGAGGCACCTAAATCTTCTATGGTAGAACCACTGTATGTTGTGTGAAATACAATTCCGAGTTTTGCTTTTGCAATTCTTTTACCTAAGTCTGAATCTTCTTTGACTGCATATAGAATTGTATTAGGTTGAAATGTAATATACTTACCGTCTTCAAATTTAGTAGAACCTTTATCGTTAGTGAACATTAAATCACCTTGAAGAATTTTATCCATTCCTATTTTTGAAAGATATCTATATGAATCTAAAAATTTTGATTGTAAATCGCCTGAGAGTTCAGGTGCGTCTTTGATTTCTTTTTCGGAAGTATAGAATAAAGGAGTTTTATTGAATAAAGATTTCTTCGCAACAAAGAAGTCTCCTGTCACAGGGTGTGGGCCTGCCCAAATAGCAGGTGCACCGTCCCATTTTACTGTCATATTAACTCTAGAGTTACTAGAACCCTTGAGCATTTTACGTAGTTCTATTAAAAAATAGATAGCAGAACGTCCGCCATCAATACCATTATTGATAATCTCGTCTTCTAAATGTTCTAAATGTAAATTTTTAACTGCCATAATAGTAGGCTACCACCTTTTGAAGTGTTTGTCTACTATTTATGATTTTTGAAGTGGTGTCGAAGATAGTTCTGATTCTATAACAGATATAGCACCATTAAGGCGTTGCACCTCACCAGTGTCTTTTTCTTTTCTTGCAATTCTTAGTTCTTTCTTTAATACTACTTTTTGTTGAATTAAATTTATAACTTCTTGCGATTTCAAATTCTTAGTCATTATAATACCATTCTGTCTTACTATTTAGGTATTTTTATATTTTGAAGTCCTTGAATTTTTCATTTCTATCCATAACAGGAGTGTCGTCTTCCTGTGCAATTGCACTATCAACAAGTTCTTCCTGTGCTTCTTGTTCGCAATCATAGAATTTCATACGACTTCTATCAACACCCAAAACAAATCTTTTGAACACTGTAGGGTCATTGTATCTGTTTTTCAATTGTTTGACCACCATTTGGTCTAACTCTTCTAGTTCCTCAGACGTAATCAAAGCAAACATGAAGTCTGCTGTTGCAGGTAATCCAAATGATTCTGAGGTATCTTCCAAACCAATATCAGTAGAACCAAAACCACTTCTTGTAGTTTGTGTTGCACTCATAATAGGCACGTCATATTCAACCGCAAGACCACGCATTTCTTCAGCAATACTCTTGACTAATGTGTAAGAGTTTGCACCAGCGCCTGGTCTGATACGTAATGACCCACATATGTTTAGATAATCGATATAAATTATATCGGGTTTAAAATCTTTCTTAAGTTCTAGTTCTTGCAGTAAATGTCTAAAGTGTCCGACATGAGCGGCTGCTGTAGGATATTCTTTAATGAATACTCTACCTTTTGTTTTGTCTTTTAGTTTTTCAATCTTTTTACCATACATTGATTTAGACATGTCGGGTAATTCTTTGATTGGCACATTCATAATGTTTGAATCAATTCTTTCTGCGATTCTTTCTTCTGACATTTCCATGGTGATATACAATACATTCTTACCCATAAGTAAATGAGCAGAAGCACAATGACACATGAATAATGATTTACCAACACCAGTTCCTGCAAGACAAATATTCAAAGTCTTGTTTGGTAAACCACCCTTGGTCACTTTGTTGAAGTATTCTAAATCAAATGGTATCTTCTCTTCTTCTGTAGTATAGAAATCAAATCTTGCGTCTGCGTCTTCTAATACGTTATGACCTACATTTGCGTCAAATGTAACTGATAGAGCGTCCTTTAATAACTCAGGAATCTCACCTGTAGACCTTTGAGACTTTTTGTCTACAACTTCAATACTATCCATAAGTGCAAGATAGATTGCCCTGTCTTGACACCACTTTTCAGTTTCTTCTGTCAACCATTCTACAGGAGTATCTTCATGAAAAGAACCGAACCCCGCTACAACTGATTGTGCTGAACCAAGAATATTATCAGATAAATCTTCATTATTCTCTAGGTTTATGAGAAGTGCTTCAGTTGTAGGGGGCTGGTTGAACTTTAGGAAGTAATCAGATATTTCTGAAAATACAGTCCTTTCGTCTAACTCAGTAAAATATGAACCCTTGATATAAGGGAGAACTTTTCTACTAAATGTTTCGTTATGAACTAGATTCTTGAGAATCGTCTGTTCCAGTCTCGCTTGTTGATTTTCCATACTTAAAATACTCATTAACTACTACTTCTAAATCCGCCATTACTTCTTCGGTGAAGTATTTTTCGGGGTTATTATTGATTGTCTTACCATATTCTGTTTTACCTGTTGGTAAAAGAACTCTCGTTCCTTGTTTCTTGAATACGTCAAAGGCAAGAGCAAGGTCTAACAGACCATAGTATCTATCAAGACCTTTATCATATGTAAGTCTGACATCTACCATTCTGTTCTCTACAGTCAATCTTGATTTAGCATTCTTACAATGAATGATATTACCAACGATTTCTGTCCCGTCTTTCTCTTTTCTTTTAGATAAGAAAATAATTGAAGAAGCTGCATATTTCAGACCACTTCCACCACCCATTTCTTTTTGTGGGAACATGGAACCGATAACGTCATAAGTGTGATTAGTAACAATCATTGGCACTTTTGCACGTCCAAGTTTCAAAGTCAAAACTCTAAATGCACCCTTAGTAATTTGGGCACGAGTCATATCTTTTGTCTCTTTTCCTTCTGCAGTATCTTCAATCTCTTTAGTAGTTGATAACATACCAAGAGAATCTAAACAAAACATCATTGGTGGACGTTCTGATTCATCAGTCTCAAGATACTTATCAAGTATGCTAAGGGATTGGTTTCTAAATTCTTGAACCGTCACAACAGGAACAATAACAATACGATTAGAATCGATTCCTCGTTCTTCAATCATATCTTTTGTCAATGCTGATTCTGATTCAAAGTAAATCACAGCAGCTTCAGGGTGGTCTTCCAAGAATTGTTTGACCATACCCAATGCAAAGAAAGTCTTACCTGTGGCAGACTCACCTGCAA